GCAACAACATCTTGCACTGATAGATACATTACTGGCCAACCAGTGCCATCTGTGAATGTAACCCCAAGGTTATCCACGAAGCCACTTTCAAACCGTTCTATTTGTAAATGTAAACTAGCAAAATTGTCGTTAACATCGTCTATGAATTTATTATATGTATGAAGCATTTATCGCTAATGAATATATTATTTAATTATATTATTAGTATTTTTGGTTGCAAGCAAGTACATTAAACAAATAATTAAGATATATACAACAAAAATTATGATTACAATTAACAACGTAGAAATCAATACAAAATTGAATGAAGTTACCATTGGTGATTTCCAAAAGATAATGAAGATTAACTTGGATAATTCATTGGATCAAATTGATAGACAAATATTACTTATTACAGTTTTGTCAGGTGGTGCAATGTCAGTTGAAGATGTTGAAGATTTGGATATTGAAGTATATCAAAGTATTGTTAAATCAATTGACCTTGATACTATGTCAACTGAAATTAAAGATGAATTCATTTGTGATGGTAAAGTATTTACTTTGGATGGGTCAAAAGATAAATTTACTTTCTCCCTCAAAAAAATGTTAAAGATTAGGGACTTTATTCAGTATAATGTTGAAGATTATATTGCTAATATGATGTCTTTGGTTTATACCCTTGAAGGTGTCAATGTTAAAGAACGTAAAGAAATCTTTACTCAATCAATGACAATGGATTATGTAAGCCCATTCTTAGTACTATTAAATAATAAATATGGTAAAGTCGGTAAGTAGTTGGAATGATATTACAGTTGGAATGTATATTGAGTTATACGATATTCTAATTGAACCATCGGAATCCAAAACTTTTGAAATTATAAGTTTATTTTATGATATTTCAATGGATGAAGTTGAAGCTTTGGACTTTGAAACATATATTGATATTGAATCCAAATTAGACTTCATTAATAAACCAATTTCTAAGGCTTCTGACAGCTTTGAACTAAGTGGTATAACCTTTCAGTTAATTGACTTTAATATGATTGAATTTGGTGCTTTTATTGACCTTGAAGCTTTAATCACTGATAAAGAAAATATAATTAGAAATACCCCCAAAATATTTAGCATTTTATATAGACCAATACTTAAAGAAGAAACATTATTACATAAAGCTGTATTGGATCCTTATGGGGATTGGCTTGATAAACGTGTTCCATTATTTGAATCTGTTCCAATTAGTCTTGTATATAATTCAATATCTGAATATACAAAGTTTAGGAATATGTTATATGAACAATACCAAGGTATGTTTGAAACCAAGGAAGAAATGTCTGATGAAGATATTAAACAACTTGAATTGGAGAAGATGCATATGACGGACACCGAAAGCAAGGAAGAAGAGAAGCTTGAACGTGTAAATAAGTGGGGGTGGGAATTATTATTATTAAAACTTGCCAACAACGAACCCCTCAATATTGAAGCTGCTACAATGATGCCACTGTTACAAGCGTTTAATATTTTATCAATGGCGCACGAATTGGGGTTATCAGGGGAATAATATATTATTTATATGGTATATAAGAAGTTTTACCCTTAACTTTTACAGCTTTCAAGTTAATCTTTTTATTATTACCTTCATCATAACTTACGTGAACCCAGTCGGGGGATTTATCATTACCAAATTCCCATATTAATTTATGGTATTCCAAGTTATCTTTAATATAATCAAATATTTGTTTGTTGGTAAGTTTACCGTATATGTCAGCATCAATATCAATGGCTTTACCTAAGCAATGTTCTGATGCTTTAGCGCCCCCAACTTTCTTATTCAATGCTACACATCTAAAGAATGAAGATATACCAACATGGGTGTTAAAATGCGTTCTAACTTTATCAAAAACATTTACCCCCACAGCTTGCATAGATTTTAATTCATCTTCATTGGGGGTATTATCAATATTATTTTTTATTGCAGTTACTGATTTTGTAGCTTCAACATATGTAATATATTCTGATATTTTATTCACTTGCTTCTTTTATATCTTCTTTTATCTTTGCAGCCCTTGTAATTAATTTCTTAAATGATTGAAATAAGTTCTTTGTGGTTATTACTTCGAAATTTTCATTGATGCTTAATATTTCAATATATACCAATGTCATTGCAATCATTTTTGTTACCAATAAATCAACGCTTACAATCAACATAACAAATTCATTTAACAAATACGTATCCAATAAAAATCCTATAACCACTGCTGATTGATATAACAACATCTTTGGGATTATTGCCCCCAACTTCTTACTTGTTATTTTTTCACCATTCTTCATTGCAGCCCACACACCCAAAACTGTATCACTTAATATAAATAATCCAACTAAGATAAGTAATGGTTGGATTGGTAAAAAAAATGTGCTAAGTGAAAGTATTAAAGCTTTTGCGTATTTGATTGTAAACTGTAGGTGCATTGTGATATTTTAAAGAATTTTGTTATGGGGTTTGTTTAATGCCAAAAGGCTAAGTCACTATCATATCCCCCCTTGTGCGGTGACATATCAGTATTATTATTTGTGGTATATTGGGGAAACAAAGTTCTATTATCACATAGGTAATTGCTTAATCTTTTTGCATAGAAGTCAGCCCTATTGGATAATTCATTTCTAACATATTTCATTGCATCCAAATCAACTGATTGAGCGTAATCACCGCTTTGGGACATAATCCCTTTGTTCTTAAATTGGTAATTAATAAAAGGTGCCATTTGATCAGCAACACGATATGCCAAAGCTGGTTTAATATATGTCATTAATGTTGATTCATCAACACTCATTGTTTGTGCTGAATAAACCCCCTGCATATAATTGTAAAAGTTTGTTCCTAAAATGTCAGCAATAAAACTGTCTTGCGCTAATATAACATTAGGTTCTGATTCAACCCAATCAACAAGTGGTCCAATGGGGGTAAACGCTTTAAGATAAGAATCCGAAATAAATAAAATTGTTGCAGCCATAGTTTATATATTATTTAATTATTATTTTGCTACGGTTGGTAGTAATAAATCAACAGTATTTAATTTGAATGTTACGGGTAATTGGTTAATAAATATAAATTTATTTATAACCCTTTCAATATCCGCTTGTGCTGGTTTAATTACAACATCCTTAAATATATTGTACGCTGTTTCAAGCTCTGTGCTGCCCCCTAAACTTCCTGGTGTCTTAAGACCCATAATCATAGGATTAATCTTGTGAGCATAGCAAATATTGCGTTGTATGGCATCAGCAGTTACATTGAACTGTTTATCCAAGTTAGATACTTCAATAGGCGTTACATCGGGGGCATTTTCTTTGCCATCACTGAAAAATACCATAGCCCTTCCAGCATTTTGTGAACCACTGAAATTCTTTTTAATATCATTCAATATCATTCTCTTATCTTCGTTGTTTGCTGGTTTCTGATAGAACTTAATCGCAACTGAAGGGTTAATACTATTTTCAATATTTGATTTATGAAACGTAGCGACTTGGCCATCCAATGCTATCCATTCAGCACCTGCGGCATATGTTGGAAGTGTATAAAAATTAACAGCAGAATTAGGTATTGCAAATCTAAATATCTCTACCTTATCTTTTGTTTTATCAGTTGTGAATGGGGGAAATTCTGTTATTCCATATTGACCATAGTTTGACCAATCAAAACAGTAGTAATATTTATTAATAGTTGATACATCTTTCTTATCAACCCCCACCCTTATCTTAGATGGTTCAATTCTTTTAAGTTTCAGAACTCTTGTTTTATCACTGTTCCAAAATACTTTAAAATAAATTGTTCCGTGTAAAATATAATCCATTACCAATTCTGACAAACGATCATCCAAAGATTTATCATCATCAAAATGTTCAAAGAATTGTTTTATGGCTATTTGTTTCATTGTGTCAGCACCCTTAATATCCAAGGTGTAACCATTACCACATATCATTGAATTTTTAAAGTCAACAATAGATGAATGAAGTCCTGAACTATTATATAAATTATTAAGGAAATTGGGGTACTGATTGTTCTTACCAAAGTAAACATATTTGCTACCAAGGTAAGTTTCCAAATAAGAATTTAACCCTACTGAATTATCATTACTTGAAAATGTATCAAGGGTTTGATAACCTTCTTTCTTTGTTTCAAGAACGGTTGCTTGTGGGGTATTTGAATTAAAGAATGTTCTTCCGAATAATTGCATTATATGTTTTTATAAATAAATATTTGTTATTGAATTAGCTTGCATTGCGGTTGGATAACCATTTACGTAATACTTACCTTCTTCCAAAACCCTCCCAGTTGTTCCTGTTATGTTTAATGTTGCACCAGTGGCTTCATATACTTCATAAGTACCAAACCCATAATTAAGTTCTATTATCCCTTGTGATGGGTTTGTTGAACCTGATTCAATTATATCAAATTGATTGAATCTGCGGGGGTATCCTGATAGGTCTGTTGAATTGAATAATACTTGTTCTTTGCTTGTATCATCAACAAATGAAAATAAATAAAATGGTACTGGTAATCGTGACTTTTCAGTTAAGGTGAATATCAACGAATTGCTACTATTTTTATTGAGGGTTATCATATAAGTTAATTATTTATATTTTATGTTTGTAAGGTAT